GCGGAAGCAGCAGTGCCAGTAGCGAAAGTGATCGTGCTTGTCGCGCCTGTAGTGAGAGAGGCCACCACAAACACCGAGTGCGCCGCATCCCATGTCACCGTGCCGTCGCCTACGCCAATGCCTAGAGCCGTCTTGATGGCGGTTGCAGCATCCGTGAAGCTGGTCACAGCTGAAAGATCCAGATCGGTAGTGGTCTGGTACTCATCGCTATCAATGTACAGAGCCAGAGAGCCTGTGATGGACTTCAGCTCAGTCAGAGTCATACCAGCCAGCGATGTACCGCGCAGCCATGCCCCCGTGGCAGCCGTCGCGTAGCCCGCGAAATACAGAGTACCCGGCTTCTTGAACGAATTGTCGTAGCCAGCGAAATATTTATCCGCGATTACTTTTTCGGTCGAGGATGAGCCAAAATAGTCGCCAACCGAATCAGCATCGGAAAACTCGATGAGCTGAGAAGTCGGAACTAGCGTGGTGTTATTGGAAACCGCAACAGCGTTGAGAGATAGTGGATTGCCACCAGTCCCAACTACGCCGGGAACGATATCAACTACTTGCGAAATTGGAATGGTAGGCGTTGCCATATTTACTCCAAGGGGGTTGTGATATCAGCGGGATCAGCGATTACTTCGCCCACTGCGTTAAATGACTCCTGAGAAAGAATCACAGGCTCATTATATTGGAGCGACAGAGTTGCAGACCATCTGTCCTCGTATTGCTTTTCACCCGTTGTTAATGGGGACTGACGAGCATCTGAGCAATATAAAGTGGTTACGCCTTCTGGGAATTGATCCATTAGCGCTCCACTTCTGAAAATCGTTGCTACTTTGTTTGCATTGTCGCCGCCCTGAATACCGTAGAAGTCCATTTGGACTTCGAAGCGCTTGGGCATCAAGTATTCCATGGTGTTGGCTACGCCATCAAGCTTTGTGCGCGTGGTGGTGTACTGGTTGAGCATCAGAGGCGTGAGAACCACGCTAGGGGGCAGAGGTGCAGGGACATTATTTGCCTGACCGCGCACAACCTTTCCCGCAGGGAGATCGAGCAATGTCTGCAGCATCGGAGCCAGAGAGGCAATCGTCTTGACTACTGTCGTCATTGTTGCAACTCCGCTTGAAGCACTACAGCCACCTTGCACCAATCAGACCACATTTCCAGAACCTTGAACACATTCCACTCACGTTCTTTTGTGGTGCCGGATTCGTTTGTGACGAATGACAAGATGGTATTCGGCTGTCCATCTGGACGCAGAACGCCGCCCCAATTCCCATACAGATAAACAGCGCGCAGAGTGCCCTCTTGGTTCAGACCCGCAACTTGGTCTAGATCATCGCTTGACAGTGACTGCACATTCCCCTGAGCCTCAATCTGTGTGTAAGCTGGGATCTGAATCAACGTATCTGGATCAACCGTCCATCCATTAGGCGCACTAATCTTGATCAACTGATTTGCGTTGATCTGCTGAATCGCTGAGTTCGCAATGCCGCGAAGATTAATCATTCACTGACCTCGTAATCCACAGAGTTCATCATGTGGCCTGTCCATACAAGAGGCTTGGCTTGAGTGCCTGTCGCTCCAGCTTCCCCCTCTCTGACGCGGCGCTGCGCATCTAGCACCTGCATCACGCTTGTGATGGCGCTTGGGTTGTTGCCGTAGATCTTGCGAAGCATAAGAGTGGTGGGGGACAGTGGAACACCTTCAAATGTTGCAATGCTTTCCTGCAATGCGCCCTTGATATCTTCACCAAGAATGGCTAGAGCTTTCTTTCCGTCATCGCCCGTGCTCTTTAGGAGAGCGGCAAGTTTCGGCCCCCATGTGCCAGATTCGCTTGCAACCATCGAGCGGAAGAATGGTCGTGGCGGAGCGGGAAAATTGCCGCCATGCCCGTACTCATTCCAAAAAGCAACAGAGGCGACAGACTCTCCGGATTCTGGATAGGTTGCGCCCTCCAGAAAACCGACTTTCAGGTTTCCCCGCGCCTTAGACGCAATCTGCGCCAAGGCTTTGGCAAGTTTGTCGCCGCCTGAGATTACCGCCATTGTGTGGGCATCGGCCTATATGAGAAAGAGCGCAGATAGGCAGTTGCTGCCCAAAATGCACTACCCCATTGCGAAGTTTGATACCAAGCCTCGCGATTGGTCATCGGCCCGAAGTCATACGACACCGAGACAGAACCCTCAGTAGCAGAACCCAGTCGACCAACCGGCGTCATGGAATTCATGCCAGCAGGATTGAGTGCGCCCATCAGGTAGGCAATGTGAGCCACCAGCATATAGAGAAGCGTTTTGCGCTCGTCCAAATCTTGGACGTGGCTGCAATCCTTGTTCGACAAATACAGAGTCGCCTGATTAAAACAACCCTGCAGAAAGACGTCATCAACCCCGGCAAACATGGGATATTGCGCCTTGAATTCTGCGGGGTCGAAGACGACTTGTGCCATTAGGAGGCCTTCTCCACCTTGCCATCAGTCTGAGCCATAGGCTCATGACCCGTCTTCTTGTCCTTCAGATCCTTGGCTTGAGCCTTGGCCTCTGCGGCATTTTTGGCTTCAAAGATCGCGCCAGACTTCAGAGGAGCAAAATCTTTGCCGACCACTTGCTTCCAAGCTTCCCAGAAAGATGCCTCGACTTCTGTGGTGCCGTAATCGTCATCCTTCAGCAGAATGATTTCAATGCCAAGTTCCTTGTAGCGCTGATTCTGACCAGCAAGTTCAATCTTCTTGTCGCCGACTTGAATTTCAAGGCCCGAAGGCAGACGGCAACCAACAGTAACTACAGCCATTTGTACTCTCCTATTTGAAAAGGGGCGGATTATCTCCGCGCCCTTTTATTCTAGTTCATCACACGCCGATCATGGATGTGATTGCCATTGGGCGGTAAATCACTGTACCCCATGTGCCAGCCGACTTCTTTTGCTTGAAGCTCGACAGTTCCACGATGATGGGATGGGCGCGCATCTTTTCAGTGAACGCAGGCTCCCAAGTCTTCTGGCCTTCGATGGAATCAACCACCATTTGCACCTTCTGACCGCCAGCAGTTGCATACTCAGGAACGGTCACAATCTTGATGCCTGGATAGTTCTTCTTCAGCAGATCAGCAACGTTCACATTGAATTCATTGGTGATCGTCAGAGCAACTTCGGACTCAGGCGACATGATCAGAGTGATCGGGCTGGATCGATCAATCAGGCCTTTGTTTCGCGCCTGCAGCGTGTAGAACATCTTGGAGATGTCAGCCAGAACTTCCAGAGCGGTAGCATTCACAGCACCGGCAGCAGTAATCCAGGTTGTACCGCCAGCGGTCTTGGTAGTGGGCGTCAGATCTGCTGGCAGAGCAGGATCGTTCAGCATACCGTAGTTCTGCAGGCCAGACACACCGAACAGGTACGTCTTGTTCTGGTACTTGTTCAGAGTCAGCGCGGCAGCGATGTTCTTCTGAGCAGCCAGATCGACCTTTGCCAGACCCATATCAGCCAGCTCGCGCTCACCCCATTGAGTCACAGTCTGGTAGTGGTAGCTTTGACGCTGAGGGAATTGCACGTTCACACCAGCCGAGCCACTGTTATTGTAATCACCATAAGAGGTGGACTCACCAGTCGATTCGACCATGGGGAACATTGCAGTACGCAGAGTCCAATCACCCAGCTTGCGCTCGCCACCTGCGGCTTCAGCAGCCTTCATAGGCGCCACCAACACTTCGATCAGCTTGGGATCGATATAGGTGGACAGCATGGCGGGGATGCCAGAGTTGGCAGTCGTAACCAGAGGATATGCGGCATCCATAGCCATCAGCTGGCCCGCGCTATCCATGCCGAGCAGGTCACGGTTGCGCTTGCCTGTAGGAAGCATCTGGGCGTTAAACGAGGCATCGAAGGCAATGCCCGCGCGCTCGTAGAGTTCTTGCATCAGTGCATTCATTTGTTTTTACTCCTTACATGCGGGTAGAGATGATGATGAGTTCATTGACTGCGCCATTGCCACCATTTGGATAGCCAGTGCACCAGAAGTCAGTCTCGATGAAGCCTGCGATAGTCGCGCCAGCAGCGCCGGTTTGAATCGCGCCAGTGGTTTGCGATGCAAACACCTTGGAGCCGATAGCAGCGGTGCCAACCGTGTTCTTGGCCCAGAAATCGCCAGAGGTATGCAGAGTTACCTCTAATCCCTTCTGGATAACCATGCTGGTTTCAGCCAGGTAGGTGGCGATGATCGCCGAACCTTGCTGACCGCTGCGAGCAACGAAACCGGCGGGACGGATGATGCCATCATTGGAGACGATGCCGGGAGCGACAACCCAAGCGAATCGACCAACGGTAACGCCATTAGTGCCCGCAACAAGGTTGCCCTCGCCCGACACAAACGAGTTGCGGGGGTTTGCAGAAGCGAAGTCACCTTCAACGGCGGCTGCTTGCTGCAGATTTACAGTAGTTTGAAATCCAGTAGCCATTACAGCCTCCTATTAAGAAAAACGTTCCAAGCCAGGAATGTTCAGCTTGGGTGCAGCCGAATCCATCGCCACTTTCCGTTGGGTCGGTCGAGCAGAGACAGCAGAAAACAAAGTTGCCAGGCCTTGAGCGGGCATATCCTTGTGATCTACCTTCATGTGATCCAGAGCGAAGCGATAGACCTGCTCGGCAGAGTCCATGCCCAGCACATCGCCAACAGTGCCACGCACGGCTTGCTTGGCCTTCTCCAGATCGCGGAATTCAGCACGCATGGAATCCATGGCGGTGCTCACAGCTTTTTCAACGTCCACAGGTTCTTCATCCTTTGCAAATGGGCGATCCATACGGGTCAGCATGTTGCCGACGGCCTCCAGATCAGATGCATCCAGCCCCTTGGACTTCAGGTAGTCAATGATTTCAGCGTGCTTAGAGGGCGCGCCGTTATCATTTTCATCCTGAGCCTTGGGGGATTCTGTGGCAGTTGCAGCATGGGGCTCTGTGGGAGTTGGGTTGTCTTCCACGCCAATCACAGCATCAATGATTTCATCGGCCTTCTCAGGCGCGATTTCCTCATCCATTGCGCACACTTCAGCAGCAAGAGCCTTGCGGTCGAGCGTCTTGGCAACTGCAACACCGACCTTAGCCAAGAACGCGCTGTCCTGGGCAATTTTCGGGGATGCAGCCGAAAGAGTCACCGCCAGGGCGCGGCCTAGCTTGGTTTTCTTCATTGCAGTTTCCTTTTTAACGAAGGGGTTGGAATCGGCAACTACAACATCAGGCCCAGCCCTGCCGACTTCCACAAGGGCTAAGTGATTTCCGAGAATGTTTGTCATGCGACCGTCATAGGCTTCGCCATCTGGCGTAGTGCCTGACTCCATGACTGGGGTGTAGTGATATGCCGAGGAAAGCTCATCCAGCTTCTGGGCGTCAATCAGTGCGATGGCTTCAGCATCCCAAACGCACAAAGACGCCTTGAGATAAGGCGCATCAAAATGAACGTCACTTCCGATACTGCCAACAACATCATCCTTCATTGGCGCATCTGCGCTAACTTGGATATGCTTTTGAAGGAGGGGAAGATTATTGAAGCTTGCTGCACCTTTTTCCAGTTCTGCCGGATCACGGTACATGCGATAGATCTTTTTAGGATCTAAGCCAAGAGAGTCCCATCCTGGGATTTCCTGTCCTAAATAGTCGCAAACATTTGCTTTAGAGATCGGAGTAACAGCAACATGCAAACGACCGTCCTTGTCATAAGACCGGACGGACGATTTATCAAAAGCAATTGTTGGGTTAACGCTTTTCACGCTCTGCCTTGTGTTTGTCCATTAGCTTGAAGCATTCCTGCATGTCATCATAACCGACCGCTTCCTTAATGCACTGCTTCTCAGTTTCTATTATAGGTCGCTCTTCTTCGGTGCGATTATGCACCCAGAAAACCACGAATGCCAAAGCCGCCAAGTAGATTAGTTGCTTCATTATATAACTCTTATCAGTATGGCAATACTGTGCGTGATACGCAGCGGCAGTTGGGAAGATAACCCGGCTGAATGTATTCTCCGTCGATTAAAGCGCCTTCGCGCACATCGAATTCCAATCTATCCCTTCCAGCCTTCACATGCGATGCGCGCGGCACTTTCCCGCCAGCACTATGAATCCACACAGCCTTGAATAGGCCAAGCTCTATGCGGCGAGCCTGAGTAACTGTTGCCGTCAATTTGTTCGATTGATCACGTGCGATAAACGCAGCGCGCCTTTTGGTCACGCCATAATGCTTTTGCAGCTCATCGCTGATTTGCTTTAGATCGCGCCCATTGGTGAAGCCACGCATGATTGTTCCCTGAACATTCTTCAGGTATTGCTCAGGGATGGATTTGATTAATCCCGTGTTCTCGATGACGCTCGCATTCATCGCATCCCGAATAGCCTTGGTAGGCTTGAACTGCACAGTCCACCCGGCATCCTTAAATGCCTGCTGCATGGAGTTGTCTGTAGTTTTCTTTCCGCTCTCTACAAACTTGCTGGCGATCTTCTCCGCCATTTCATCGAAGCGTTTGATCCATCGGCTACCGACTTCACGCAAACGCTTTGCAAGTTCCTTGGATGGCAGCGCATCCATTGCCACTTCCATTTTTGGGGGATTGGCTTTGTATGCTGCCTCGATCCAGTATTCGACCGAGCGAGACATTTCCTCGACCAGCTTATCCAATGCGCGACGGTAGGCGACTTCCACGCCTGCATTGGGCCTGATGGCGCGGACGTACTTGGTGCGCTTCTTCATAGGTGGTTGCATGTCCCTTTGCGCGGATTCTACCCGCTAACGTAAAAAAGCCCGCGCTGGGCGGGCTTGGGTTATGTGGTTTCCTTGGCTGCTTTGGTGGCAATTTGGTTTGCTTTCTCAAGCGCGTTCGCAATTCGTCTGAGCTGGTATTGCAAGCCAACAAATCCAAAGGCCATAGAAACACCAAGTAAAGCGATGGTGATCTGCATCACGCACCTCCATGTTTGGCTTGGGCTGCGAGGGCCGAGTCAACCGCGCATTGAATGTCAAGGCCAGAATGAACGGCGTGCATGTATGCAGCTACCACCTCAGTGGATTTACGTTTGTCTGGGTGGATCATTGTCTCGCGGGAAATCAAGGCGGTCATGCGCCAGCGCGCCGCATCCAGCGCCATCCCCTGCGCTGCTTGCTGGGTGGCGGCAATCTGCTGCTTCAGCGCCTCTTTCTCGGCGTGCAGGCGGAGCAGCTCGGAGGCTGCTTCCTGCGGCACATAAGACGGCCACCCACCTTGGTTTAACCAAGCCGCCAAACGCAGCGCTTCTGGTTGTTGAGTTGTCATTTGATACCTTTCAGCATAAGGTCAGCACTTTGAAAAGATGCGCGCCGGGTGCTGAATCCGGACGAGGCCGCTAAACCTCTCGCGCAGTTGCAGTCTATTGCTTTGCGTCCTCTTTGGCAAATTCTTTACCAACGGACACGGGAATGCCTAGCGTGCTTTCTCCATGGGCGGCGGCTTCCATTGCCCTATGTTGCTCGGGGCTTACGCTTTTGTCCTGGGCCTGCTCAGGAACTTCTTCGGTGCCAAAGAATGGATTTCCTTCTGGCTCTGGCTGCTCCGGCACATCGCTAACATCGATGCCGGCGTAGCCGCTAGACTTGTCATTAGCCAAACGCTTACGCGACTCTTCCTGAGAAAGTACGCCACGGTCGATATACACACCATCGGCATTAGCGTTAGCCGTGCGAATCTCTGCCAATTCCTTATCGCTAGGCTGCCATAGCGGATCGAAGTCCCAAGTGATCGTCTCGTCAATCTCACCCCACAGATCCAGCATGATGAGCTTGATGCAGGTATCGAGAGGGAAACGCCAGTGGGCCTCTTGCTGGCTGCTGATCCAGTCGTAGAAAGAGCGCATTTCGCCCTCGCTGCTGGCGTTCATTCCAGTGGGGCTAATGCCTGTCAGAATCATCGCAGGAATGCGCGTGGCACTGCACATGTGCTCTTGACTCTGGGCTTGGAGTTCGTGCAGTCCTGTCATTGGCACATTGTGCTGCACCAGATCCTCATTCTCGAAGTCCATCAACATCAAGCCGCGATTCGAGCGCGTCAGCGTGAACAAGTCTGCACGGGCAAACACGTCAGCGCCATCGCAATCTCCCTGCAGCACCTGAGCCATATTGGTCTTCAGGCCAGTGATGGAGAAATTGTTGATGAGGTCAGAAATAGCCTGTCGAGTACGTAGCCAGTTATTCACATACGGCTCAGCCAGTTGGCTCAAAGACATGCCACCGAAGTTGTACGCGGGCTTGAGAATGTCAGGCAACTGGCGGCTGATGATAGTGAGGATGCGCGATGCATGAATACGCTCTCTTAGCATCCACCATTGGCGTGGCTTGTAAAAGCCCGGAGCAGTGGGATCGATGGCGTTGTATGCGCTTGGCGTAGTCCAAATAGCCTCTACGTTTGCGAAGCCTTCAAGGCTCCCTACCTTGACCGTCTTTGGCGAAAGCACCAAAGGCAATTGCGCATCGGCATTCTTGATTTTCGGGAAGACCTGGGCGCGACCAAACAGGCAGTCATGCTCTGCAGCCAATCGGAAAACACCTTGCAGGTTATGGCGTCGGATGGCGTCTTCTAGCTGACCGATACGCACTTCGTCTTGGTCAGCGTCAGGAGTTCCTGTATTCGCACCACTAAAGGTGATCCACTCGCGGAACAGCTCACTAGACATGACCGATGCAAAAGCCCGATATTCAGTACGAGTAGAAAGATTCGCAAGATACGGATATCCAGGGAACGGCTTGAAATCCATGGGCAGAGAAGCAGACGCATATTCATATGTTGCCGCGCAGGAGTCCATTGCGATAGCGGCAGTTTCTCCCTGCGGCACAACACCCGGCATCAACTTGGGCGCACTAAATCGCTGTGGCGTCGACTGATCCTGAGCACGACCCAACATCAGCCGAATATTCGCGGCTCGCTGATCCGCTGTAATAGATGGTGCTGCTTTCTGCTGCTGGCGTTGGGGTTTGCGTCGTGCCACTGGGTTACTCCTGTTTGCGTGATTCTAACGCACAGGGGCAAAAAGAAAACCCGCAGGACGCGGGTTGTTGGTTATGCATGGTATGCAGCAATTCCTTGTTTCTTGCCAAGCCATCGCTCTTTTGTTGCAGTTCCTCGTATTGACCAAGGACGATCAGGGACGATGCCCTTGAACGGGATCAAGAACATGAATAGTCCCTGTGCGCTGTAACAAGCAATTCCGCCAGTATCGAATCGAATCACCTCAGCGTCATCGTGCGGCCATTCATCCAAGAGTCGTGCCGCAATAGATAAAGCTCTCATTCTTCTCTCCTAATAAAAACCGCCCTTTTGCACTATAACGCTAGCCGAAAACTAGCAAGTGTGGGCGGTGTGTTGTTTGGAGCATCCAGAGGAAATCGAATCCTTCTCTGCACACCTTGGAAGGGTGGCGACACGACCCGCGTGCTTGGATGCATATTTGTAATGGTGGCCGGTTGCGATCTCCTGCTTGAGTGCTTGTAAACATAAATCACGGTTGCCGCGCCATCACTGGTTAGCTTCTTGGCCGTTCAGAATTGGTCCGCCGCACTCGGCGTATTTGCCGCCTCGTAAGCAATGCAGGGGCAAACCTGCATCCTTATTGCGCATCGCAACTGCGCATTCACCATCATTCATATGCATTGCTCTTTAACCCGATTTCGACTGCGCAATGTACTTACGGTGCAACTTCCCTCTAATCAACGCTTAATCCGCTTGTACTTCGCGGCCTCTACGTCTTTCAAATTCAGACAATGCAAATGAATGATAGCCCTCGTCTTTCCGAGGTGTTTACCATCAAGTCTAAGCACTGAGTCCGTGATTCATTACACAGATACCACATGGGTTTAGCTTTTGCTCTACAGCGCTTAGGCTTGATGCCACTCTTGCGAATGGCGTGAACGAATCATAACACCACTTCACCGTCTCTGTGCAGCCAAAGCGAGTGTTTGTGCAGAAATTTTCATGCGTCCTTTGCCTTGGATCATTGGGTTTAGCGCATAACGTATGGCATCAATGTAGTGATTGTTAGCATCCACTAGCTTTGTCGTGATGTCGCCGGTCAGCCGGTCCACCTTGTAGCTGTAGAGGCGCATTTCCTTTAGCACCTCTTTGCAGCGCGGATGCACCACTATCTCTCGATAGCTGCGCAAGTGGGTAATGCCGTCCTCTACGCTGCCCGTCCACTTTGGTACACCTTCGGCAAACGGCATGCCGTGGCGCTTGAGGTAAGAGATGGACTCAGGCCGCGCCGAATCAGCGCGGATAACCGACTTTCCAAAGCCAGGGATGCGCTGATCCACAAACCGCGCAGTGTCATCAATGTCCAGGCCCACCTTGCCAGCCTCATGCTCAACCCACAGGCGGTCATCATGCACCCAGCACACCACAGCCGCAGTTGGGTCTTGCGCAAAGCCAAAGTCCAGTCCGTTGTATGGGCCATGCCACTTGTCGGGGTCTGGCGTGAACTCGCCTATCTTGTACTTGCCTGAGAACACCTGCGCGTCCGAGTTTTCGCGGTATGCGCCATCCCAGACCCATGCGTAGGTTTGTGGGTCTAGGCGCTCGAAGTCGTTTCGGCGCTCGAGATCCAGAACATCCGGAAACCAGGGGTTGTCCGAATAATTGAGCTCAATGATCTTGGAGCTCTCTGGAATGTTCTTGACAAAGCGTAGATCTGTCGGGCTACCGTCTAGCTCTGGGTTCCAAGTTATCCAGACTTCGGAATCCGTCTCGCGCACCGTAGGCAATAGCTTCTGCCACGCAACCTCAGGCACTCCCTCCGCCTCATCAATCCAAGCGATCAGAATTCGAGCTCGAGACTTGATGCTGTCAAGGTTGTGGCGAAGACCCGTGAACGTGTAATCCACCCGGCGATTCTTGGTTCGGATGAACTTCTCGCCAATGTCGAAATAGGCATTAAGCCACGGGATAGACCTGATGGCCTGCTTTACTTCCTCCATGGAGCTGTCCTCCAAAGAGTTCATGTATTCGCGGCCACACAGGATTGTCCCGCTGATTCCAGCCTCTGCGAACATCAATGCACGCACAGCAGACATCAAAGCGAAGCCTCGAGTCTTCCCGCTGCCTCGTCCACCTCGAGCCCCCCTATACCGAGCCGCACCAGTGAATACCGGTATCAGCTTTGGGGGGAGCTCAATCTTCGCAACTGTCATTCATCCTCTTTGGCTTCTGGCGCGACCAGTTCGATTCGCATGGGCATCATCACAATAGGATTTCCATCAGCATCAGTATTGGCAACCTTGGTAGGCGCATCCCAACCCTGCATCTTGGCGATCTGTGCAATGGCAGCCGTCGAGTCGTACATCTCAATCTTCGGCCCCATCTTGGTCATGGTCACCGACTTGATTGCAGCTCGAGCACGCCGCTCAACCTCTGGAGAATCCTTCATCAACCAGATGGTTTCCTCATCGGTTTCAGTCTCTCCATCCTTGCCGACCTTCTGAACCTCGATAGTGCGAAATTCGAGGATGTCAGTGATCTCAGTCTCGGCCATAAGAGTTAGGCGCTCCAAGGCCCGTTCACGGGTCAGGATGGCGCTTTTGACGGATTCGGCAAGCAGGGAATCATAAAAGGCTTTCACCTTAGCATCCCCTAACATTCGGCAAACAACTACGTCTGCCGCCTCATCAGTTGCTGCAGTACCCCCCGCATCGTAATAAGCCTGCCGCTGAGTCTTTCCCGCAATAACCCCCAGCACTGTCAAGCGCTGCAAATTCGTGCAGGCGTCCGCTAGGGCTTGTTGTTCTGGGGTCATTGGTCTTTCTCCATCTTAAATTCTGCTTTGGCGTTTCTCGTTATGCTCTCGCACTTCACGACAGTAGTTCCAACATAGAAAGATCCAAGCCTTTCGCACTCAGTCAAAACGGTGCGATGAGCGCGAATCCATCCAGAGTTGTAGCCCACTAAGGCTGCAATCAATGCCGTCAGGATATATCCCATCATTTCCCCACCCTCTTCGCCCGCTCTGCCATGAAGGCGTCGGCGATAGCACCGGCGCATTCCGTCATGTGCGAGAACATCTCTTGAGTAACATGGTCTGGATCACATGCTTTCATTGCATGCTTCCATGACTCCTCATAAACCCTATCCCACAACTGCTGTTCGTAGGTGGGTTCTTCAGGCTCTACGCAATCAGGCATTGGCATGCGCTTACCCTGTCGCGAACGCAATTCATCATGAAGCGCCTGTTTATCGAATGTTCCCATCGCCTTCATTCTATCCCTCTCTGATTGCCATTGGGGGCGGGTGACTTCTGCAGAATGCCAATCATCTGCAAGAAAAAAGTAACGATCCCTGCAAACATATCCATCACTTGCTTGGTCGAGCATATGAACACCCTCCGGCCACACCTCAAGCTCCCGCGCCAATATTTCGACTAGTTTCATTTTGTTTCCTTTGATGCTGCTGAGAGCATTGCTACATAAGCGTAACCCATAGGTCCACCACACTCATCTGGAAATTCTGTTGGGCACGGTGAATACATATCGCGCTGTTTATCCAAGTAAGCTCTATCTCCCAGCTTAATCATCTCATCACTCGGTTCAGCCGTAACAATCAAATATCCATCAGGCACCCGATTTTCCTCCCACGCATCCCTAACATACTCCTTAGACGCCAACAGGCAATCAATCTTGCGCCACTCGTTTTGTCGGCGCAGGGAGTCTAGGCGGAGTTGGAACCAGTCTTCGAAGGTCTGATTCATGGTAGTGGCATCCAGTGAGTGGGATTTTCAATCCAAGAGCTGTAGTAGTCCCCGCCAACCTCAGAAAATTGACCTCCGTCATAGCTAACAATCGCAATATCGTTAGGTGATGGACCGGAAACTTCCCCATGCCATTGGCCGCCGCGCACAAGGAACGTCTTCCCTTTTGGCGCGCTCTCAATCGGCAACCACACCGGCACCAGCTCGCGGAGTTTGGATTCGATGGCGTCCTCACGCTCTTGATGGCCGAATTCGTTGTCCTCGCAGCATCGTTCGCCGTGCTTGACTACTAAACGCATAACCTCTTTGATCTTGTCATCCATGTTGTTCTCCTAGGAGTTGGCGGATTGCTTTCTCAATGGCCTTCTTGTAGATGCCGCCGCCTGTTGCTCGGTATGTCTCGACTAGCCGCATAACTTCCTCAATCTTCTTCTCATCCATGCTTGCTCTCCATTGCGGTGTCGATGTCACGAACCAGACGGACATAGTCGATCTGATGATCTTCTAGAAATGCAGGCACCATCCTCCACCGCCCGGCATCCTTCTCAAGCGCGGCTATTTTGTCGAGAACCTCAAGGAAAAACGTCGGCTCATACAGCACATCTCCTTGCTCGATGTCGCGCTTCAACTCTTCACGCAACTTCTCCAAATCAATCATTGGGGTTCTCCTTAAGATTCATCAATGCCAACACACAGCCAGTACTCGTGCGTCTCGTTGATCCGCTTGTAATGCTTCTCAGGATCAATATCCCAGGTTGTTCGCGCAGCCAGCGTTGGAAAGTCTTGGCCATCAAATCCATAGGCCGTCTCCATGCACCCCTTCTCGCCCGGCCCACCAAAGGCGCGCCCATCTGGGTCGCTATAGCTGGAGAACACTTGCATCTTTGGATGCGATGCTCGGATGACAGCCCAGACTTCTGGTGTCGTTTTGATTCTCTTGTACTCACTCATCTTCTCTCCCCTTCTGCCGCCCTGTGCGGCGTTTTGATGACCTAGGCATACATTGGCCTAGGTTTTGTGTTTAAAGCGCGTGTAGCGCTGTTTTGGTAGTCTGGCGGGTTATTTGGAGTCGTCACCTGCAAACACATAAGCATCTACCACTGGTCGCTTGTATTTCTCAATCACCCCATCAGCATCAACCTTCATGATGATGTAGTCGCCGTACCCAGTATCGCCATGGCAAAGGTACTTGTCTGGCACGTAGTAGCTGCCGTATTTCACATCCTTACTCACGCCATCGCGCGAAAGCCAATATTCTCCAGCATCGCAAACTTTGAAATGAATGTCTGCGGTTGTTCCTTTAGGCCATCCAACAATCGCTCCTTGCTCAATGTCTAGCACTGGCTTCCAGATTTCACCTTGGACGAATGGCGTAAGAGTCCCATTCTCGTCAGGTACTCCATTGATTTCTGCGTCCTCGTAGTAGCGCACTCCAGCTTCTACGATCAGGAATTTGTATTCGCTCATGTCTTCTCTCCAAAAGTTAAGTTATTGAACACTACCGAAACGCTGCAAAAAATCCACCGTAAACACCACCTGCTTCCCATGCTCGTCATGGTTGATGTAGCGGCATTCGACCTCTAGGCCTGGTTGAGAACCCACCTTCACGATGTTGCCGCTTGGCAGGGTGTAGATGGAGCCGGGTTGGATGTGTGTTTGTGTCATGGCTCAATTATGGCACATCAATCCAAGAATTTCGCACTTTTCTAAATTATTTTTGCAATTCTTTTAGCTTTGTTTTGTAGGTTCGCGCGATTTCCTTGAGTTGGTCTATGGTGTACTTCTTCGGTGAGTGCGCGCCTTCCAACCATTCGACTAGCTCAACTCCGTGCCGCGCTATCAGCCCCTTTCGATAATTGATATGGTTGCCTGATAGGTGAACATTGCATGGCTGGCACTGAGCATGGATGTTTCGCTCATCTAGTGCCAGCTCAGGGTGAGCGCCGCGAGAGAGGTAGTGCCCAGCATGGATCTCGCCTTGGTGGTATCTACCGCATGAGATGCATGGAAGACCGGAATCCCGCGCTCTCACAAAAGCATTCACGGCTTTTTGAGAATCCTTCATCCAGTCACTCCGACTCTTCAACGCTTCTTTGCGCGCCCTAGTTGTTTCGCGCTCAACCTTCTGAGCGGCCTTAACCGTCTTAGCCTTAGCCCTCTCAGACTTCGCGGCCCGTTGTTCTGCATAGTTGCTTATGCATTCCTGGTGAATTTTTTGTCCAGCTTCTAGCTTTCGCTTGCAGCTTGGGCATCGTGTTCGGATCATTGGTTTATATGGGTTTAAATGATTTCATGGTTCAGATGCTATGGGCGATTTTGATGCGCCTGCACAGCAACTCACCGGGGCTTGCGTGATACGTGCCTCGTTCGTCTTCCGTGCCATTCTTTACACAGTCACTCCCCGTGATTCGGTAAATTGTCCATCCAGAATGCGCAAGCGCTCCATCTCTCGCCGCATCTTTTTCCTTGTCGTGATAGGCGCGGCCATCGCATTCAATCGCTACCTTCGCGCGTGGATTGGCAAAGTCTAGGAAAAAACCACAAGCCGGAAACTGCGGATACATCACTATGTCTGTAGTGCGTATGTCATTCCAGATTGCCTGCTCAATCGGTGTGAAACGAATGATTCCCCGGCCTTCATCCCATGCATAAGGGTCTATGCCATAGAAATATTTTGGCGCGCCCATGATCTCATTCATGTACCTAGCATAGTGCTTTCGTATAGCATCCCAATCGTTTTGCAAATATTTAGAAGTCATCGCCATAGCTCCCCTTGCCGCGCTCTTTCTTCTGAGGCGCATTGATAGATTCGTCCGTGTCGTGGAATTGCTGGTACTTTCCAACGAACCTCACGCCGAATGCACCTTTCGCGCCCCCTCGGTTCTTGGCAATATCGAACCCAAGCAAGGTATCGCTTTCCCCGACGCGATGAGGCCACATGAAAATGATCGCGTCAGCATCCTCCTCAATCGCACCTGACTCTTTGAGGTCGGACATGATTGGCCTCGGCGGGTTGCGCTCCTCAACTTTTCGGTTGAGCTGAGAAAGAACCAGGATTGGAATGTCCAATTCCTTCGCAAGCACCTTGATTCCTCGGCTGATTTCTTCGATCTGGTGATGGCGCGACAGCTTTGGATTTACAGACTGGCAAAGCTGTATGTAGTCAATCGCCAGAAGGCCAAGTCCATTCTTTCGCTTCAATTGACGGGCGCGAGAGGCAATTTCCTGAATCCGAAGACCCGCACCGTCAAACAGCCATAATGGAAGTTTTCCTAGAATCTGCGCTGCTTCCATCGCGTTGTCGAAGTTCTGGTTATCTAGGCTCTTCCCATTGTGGAACCCCATGCTAACTCCACCGACACGAGATATTGAACGCTCTACCATTTCTGCATTCGTCATCTCTTGGCTGAACATAGCGGTTGGAATTCCGCACTTCGCTCCTGCCTCGCAGGCTGCCTGAGCCACCGCAGATTTCCCGATAGAAGGCCTCGCCGCTAGGACATAGACCTTGCCATTTCGGAAACCACCTCCGAAATACTCATCCAGCTTTTCAAATCCAGTAGGCACAAAGTCCTGATCTACGCCGCCGGCATTGTTTTCCAGCTTTGCAAGATAGCCTTCGATCAGATCACCGATCAGCACCGGCTCTTTCCCGTTTTGCTTCTCCTGAGTCGCAGAATCGATCATAGACGTCACTATCGCAACACGGTCAGCAATGGGTAGGCTCTGGTCTGCCGCGCTCTCGTAGGCCTTGTTTATGGCCTCCAGCAACTTTTTCTCCTGGTAGTGCTCAACCAGTGACGTCGCGTACTGGTGAATCATCACACCAAGACTGCTGCCGCTAGCGATGTTCGCCAAGTCTTCGATCGAGATTCCAAGCTCAGGAGACTTTCGCGACAGAGACTCATAGACCGTGATGACATCGCAGCTCTCACCTGCACTCAGTGCATCTGAGATCGTCTTGTAAACGCGGCTTCCAAAAACTGACGAGAAATGCTCAGGACGCAAGAAAGCTGCGACCTTATCAAACGAATCATTGTTCAGCAGAAGGGAGCACAGAATCCCGTTCTCTGCCTCCATCACCCATGTCTTGTCGATCATCTATCACTCTCCTCGTTTCGCATCGTAGGCCGCTTTGTACATGCGGCCTTGGCTTGTCCACTGAACCCCGTCATCACCCATGAACCAGAACTTGTACCAGTTCGCTTTTACCGCATTGCCGAATGCCTGCCCCCAATCCTTGTATCGTTTGGCAGACCTAGCTCCGGTTGTATGGTCTTCCAGGAATCGAAACCAGCACATTGCCAGCATGTCAGGCTCTATCCCTGCGTCTTGAGCAAACACTCTGGAATGATGGTCATCAGGGATCGGCTTCACTCCTTCGGTCTTGCATTGATCGATGAATGTTTTCAAAACCGTGCCGCGAGATCGAGCCGATTTATCGGCGGTATCTATTGTTTCTTGGTTATTGGTTAATGGTTTATGGTTAGCTTTCGTCTGGGTTAGCTCTGGGTTAGCTAAATGAAAGCTAGAAAAACCCGGTTGGTTATTTTCTGGTTCCTGCTGGGTTATCTTCTTTGGGCGTCCACCACGCCTGCCATTGCTACGCGCGATATCGGCCTTGCTCTTGTATGCTTCTATCTCTCGGTCGCAGCGAGCGCTAACCCACCCGATATCAGTTTTCGTGAAAAACTCAGAAAGTACCTGCAAGACATCATCCTCATGATCGCGCAATCGGATCTGGCGACAGATGGACTTGATGTCTAAAGAGAGGGCGGATTCTGTTTGATAGTAGAGGTCGAGCAATCGCCGGTAGGCAATGTCCTCTATCGGCGATAGATGCGCCGTGTGGGACGTGTAGTCCCCAATATTGAAGGAATAGTAGTGCATGGCTTTTCCACGCCCTGTTAACTGCTCCCTAGTTTCCTAGTGGCCTACCCTGTGCAAGATCAGGGCGGAGCAGTTAACAGGACATTCTTACAACGCTTCCACCGGCCAAGATGGAGCGCACCGGCCAGATGCGCACTTGTATTTTACAGGGAAGCTCTATGACTTGGAAGCCATCGCCGCGTCGATCATTTCATCAGCTTGTTGCTTATGAAAGAAGAAACATTGCATCTCATGGAGAACACGATCTTGTGGAAGTGGATTGGTGATAGCCCCAGATGCAGTCGATGCTTGTTCTTTTGAACGAGCCCCCATAAGCCACTGATACCGCGCGGCGTCCTTCTGCGCGGCTTCGAGTTGATCGAGCAACAAAACCACATCCTCAGCTTGAATCCATAGTTTTTTGCCTGACTGATGCATCCCCAACTCCTTCAGCTTCTTCAAATCAATCATCTCAGTCTCCTGTGTTGATTTTTAGGGCGCGCACGCTGTCAGAACACATAGATGCACCAGCTGATTCATCAGTCGGGGACATTTCTTGAGACAACTTATCGCACTCCACCGCCGCGCGCTCTAGGATGGCGTTGGTTAATTGAGCAAGCGATACATAGACGCTATGCGCTGGCTCTTCTTCGCAGAACTCTAGGCCGCATTCGCGCGCCATCTGCATCAGTTCGTCTTTGGTGATTCCAGTCATTTCATTGATTCCCCAATTGCTGCGGCGGCCCGAAGACTTGCCATCCTGCGCGCAGCCTGTTTGTTGCCATCATGCGCATTTAAGGTCTCAATTACACAATCATTTAGTGAATGATGGTCTGCCATTGCATAGCTGCTTCCCCAGCTCACATCAATGCTCAGCGCGGACTCCATGCGGCTGCAGTCTCCGTCATCGGACAACGGATTCCACGGCCACCATGCCTCAAACTCTTGATTTTTTTCTCTAACCCAGAGCTGCTTTTCATCGACCCATTGCGTCAGAAAGCCACATGCCTTTGCGGAAAGCTCCAACAATTCGCGATCAGTTTTATTCATCACTTCATCGCCTCCAGTCGTTTGTGTTCGTTTTCAATGTAAGCCAGCACCTGATCGCAACTGATGATGAAGTTGCCGCGCTTGCAGATAGGCAGGATGTATTCTGGAGGGATGCTCTTGTTGCGCGCCCAATTCCTCACCGTGAAGTCCTTGAGGCCCAGGAACTCAGCAACAGCCGCGCGGCCTCCTGCAGCCTCTAGCGCGAGATGGATCATGTCTTGTTCAACCACGTTTACTCCTGTTCGTTCGTGTTGAGTGGATTGTATAGTGATTTCATGGATCGCGCACAAATTTGGAAAATTTCGACAAATATTTGTTGCGCGCTGCTGATTTGGTGTATGATAGCGTCATGCCATCACAACTATGAACAGGAGAGAGAATGAGCAAATTTCAAGACATGATCTTGCAAGTGGTTAACAAAGGTATCGAGGTAACCATGTTCAAGAACGAAAAAGGAGAGCTGTCCGCGAACCTTCATTTCGAAGCAAAGAGCCACGGCTATCTTGTTGAGCGCGATGGACAACTATGGCTTGATATGAGGTATGAAAAAACTCACGTGGTCGATTGTGTCAGCGACATTCTTGACCACTTTGTGAATGCATACAGGATGCGCGGATTTGGTAGCCAGTCATGGATAGATTGGTGTGTTGAGTCTGGATTCCTTGAGAAGAAAGTAGAAATCAAAACCACATATCAATGAGGATAGAAAGAATGAGTGACTACATGAAAGAATACAAGCGCTTCCGCCGACTTGGCAACAGCAAAGAAATGTCCAAGCTTTTCGCAGATTGGATGACGCACGGAGTAGTGCCGTTTTAAGGAGAGATGATGAAGAACATTGCAACAGCCTTGGTTAAGGCAAAGAAAGAATTTGACCCAGCTATCAAGTCGTCTCTAAATCCTCATTTCAGAAGCAAGTATGCAGACTTGGCGGCTTGCATTGAGGCAGTTGATGGCGCGCTACTTAATCACGGAATTTTCCTGTATCAAGAGACGCACGAGGATTCTGCTGGTGTGACGATTGAGACAATCTTTCTGCATGAATCTGGTGAATCAATCCGATGCGGAAAATTGCATGTTCCAGCCTCTAAGAGCGATCCTCAAGGTTATGGGTCTGCGCTTAGTTATGCTCGTCGCTATAGCCTCATGGCGGCTTGCGGAATCGCGCCAGAAGATGATGATGGCAATGCCGCATCAAAGCCTCAGCAGCGCGCAAATGCACCAGCGCCAGCACAACCAGCCAAGCTGAATGCGAAGCAGATTGAGCACATCACATCCCTGATTAACGAAACCGAAACCGACTTCGCGGCATTCATGCAATGGATGAGCAAGGGCGCTGGATTTGAATGCAAGTCTCTTGCAGATGCACCAGCTGGAAGCTACACACACGCAATCAAGCAACTCGAAGCAAAGAAGGTGGCAGCATGACGGCATTGACACTGTATGAACTGAAGGGCGAATGGCGCGAACTGGCGGACAAGTTGTCTGATATGGACCTTGATCCTCAGACCGTAGCTGACACCATCGAAGGCAGTGACATTCAGATTGCACTTGAGGAAAAAGTTCAGGGTTATGAGATGGTGGCGCGAAGTTTTGAGGCTCCAATTCACGCAATTGATGCGGAAATCAAGCGCCTCCAGGCTTTGAAGAAGGCCAGCCAGAATCGCGCTGACACTCTGAGAAACCGAGTCCATCAGGCAATGCGTGAGCTTGAAATCGACAAGATCAAGTGCCCACTGTTTGAGGTGCGCCGCCAGAAGAATACACCATCGGTTGAGGTCTACAACGCCGACCTTGTACCTTTTGAGTTCTGGAAAACACCAGAACCAGAGATTGACAAAGCAGGATTGAAAGCAGCCTTGCAAGCAGGCAAGGAAATAGAAGGAGCACGACTGACGCAAAGCGAAGGTCTGCGGATTAAGTAAACAAAGGAAATAAAATGGCAAATGATCTGAACCAATGCACTTTTATCGGCCGACTAGGCAAAGATCCGGAGGCGCGCAGCCTCCCGTCAGGCGATATGATTTGCAACTTCTCGATTGGAGTCGGTGAATCCTGGAAAGACAAGAACACAGGAGAACGCCGCGAGAACACTGAATGGATCAACATCGTTGCAGGCGGAAAGCTTGCAGAGATTTGCGCTCAGTACCTGCAAAAAGGCGCGCAGGTGATGATCTCGGGGAAGATGAAGACGCGTAAATGGGAAAAGGACGGCGTGACTCGCTACTCGACAGAGATTCGCGCTGACACTATGCAGATGCTTGGTGGCAAGTCTGATGGTCAGCAGGGACAGCAACCAGCGCGCCAGCAGTTCGAGCATGATGGATTCAATTCGAAAAATGAAACTCAGCGCGCCCAGAAAAAACAACAGCGTCCATCGTCTGGGTTCGATGATATGGATGACGACGTGCCCTTCTAAAATGGCGTAAATTGAAGACTTCTGTGTATAATGAATTCATCAACACAGGAGTCTCAATGAAAACTTGCTTCAAGTGCCAGCACGAGAAAAAATTGGATGAGTTCTACCCTCATCCTCAGATGAAAGACGGCCATCTCAACAAGTGTAAGGAATGCACTAAAAAAGACTCAAAGTCCAACCATGAGAGAGTTGGCAGTGCATATGATTTTTCAGAAAAGGGATTTTCCAGGGTTATATACAAGACTCAAAAGAGGCACCAGAAGCTGAGAGGCCATGGTGACATGCCTTACACGAAAGACCAGCTCACGGATTGGATGATAAAAAATGGGCTAAAGGAAATGTATGAGGCATGGGTTAGGTCTGGGCACGATAAATGGTTAAAGCCGAGTGTTGATCGAATCAATAGCACGTTTGGCTATTCGATGAACAACATTAGGCTTGTAACATGGAGACAGAACCTAGATGCGTTGATAGAAGACAGAATTTGCAATAAAGGATCATCAGCCGGATGTGGAAAGTATGTTCAAAAATTCAATCACTCCGGCTATCTAATTTGTGAATATGTATCAGCGGCAAGTGCTCAAAGAGACATGGGTTATTCCCTGGAAAGGCAGATCAAACTTGGTGTGAAGTGTCGTAATGGATTCTTCTGGAAATACAAAGAGAGTTCAAAATGAACTACACGGACCACCAGCCCGGAGACGGGCTAGACAGGCCAACACGGGAGAAGTTCGGCGCGCTTGAGGCGATCAAGGAGCTAACTCCCCTGTATGCCGAGGCTAAAGCACAGTGTGAATATCTAGCTCAGTTCCGAAAGAGCAAGAAGGCCATGCTGATGATTGAGGCCGAGCAGAAAGGCCACAAGAGCGCGGTGATGCAGGAGCGGTATGCATACGCTCACCAGGAGTACATCGAATTGCTGGAAGGCTACAAGGTAGTGATAGAGCTATCCGAGAAGTACCGATGCACGATTGATGCCGCTAAGATCGCGTGCGGTCTTTGGCAAACCAAGATGGCATCAGAACGCGCAGAACGCAAGGCGTTTTAGGCGAAAAAAATCCCGGACAAGGCCGGGAAAGAGGAGAGAGAGTCTGCATCATAACATGGACTCTTTCTCTTTAGACTCAACCACAAGGAGAGAGAAAGATGGAATGGAAACCGATTGATGATGCGCCACGCGGAGACGTGCAGTTCTTGATCTACTACATCACAGTAGGAGATATTTGGTACTCCGTTGTCACATGGCCTCACTCGCATAAAGCGCCATCCGATAGCGAAGGCTGGATTTATGACGATGTTCGAGAGTTTGCGGAAATCAAAACACCGACAATCAAGAAGGTGCAATCATGACCAACCTAAGCCAATGGTTCGATCTGGCGGAGCAAAAGCCGTGGGAGGTGGGTGTGTATGAGGCACGCCTATCTGGATTGATTGATTATCCGAGTGTCATAGGGCGCTATACATGGTGGAATGGAGAGTTCTTCGAGCCTCTATCTGACTCGGTTGAAGAGGCATGCGACAGAATTGATTCAGAGAGGTTCAGAACCTCAGCAAACATCACCCACTGGCGCGGCCTATCCACTAACCCCGAGGTGAAGAAGAAGCAGGGCAATAGGAAGGTGACAAGGTATGTTGTTATGACAATCTATACAACGGGTGGATATGGACTTCCACTCGAAGTTTTTGAAGACAATAAGCTTGCACATGCTTATTTAGAAAAAGAGCGATTTATGCACTTCTATCCATTGGAAGTAAAAACAATCCGCTTCCGTACACCAGAGTAACCAACAACAACCAACAGCCCGCTAGCCGGGCTTTTTCTATGCTCCCCAAAACCATCCACCAACACGACATAAAGTACGTGCAAAGCCCGTTGGCAAAGATCCCGTATAGCTATAGGGTTCGGGCTTGCGAGGGATATTCACGGGCTTGGACAGAATCTTACGAGGCTGAACCAGAGATGAGGCACAAGGAGAACAAGGCGAGGCATACGGCTAATACTAGGTTGAGGGAGTATGTGGATCGAGTGTTGGCTAGATAAAGAAAAACCCGCTTAGTGCGGGTTTGGTGTTTATTGCTCAAGTTCAAATAAATGTCTTAGCCATGCTTGGGCAGAAGCTTTATTGAGATGAAGTCGGTTCATACCATCTCCATGCTCATTCATGTAATCAGGCCAATGTGGAAAACCAGACAGCTGCATATGTCGCTTCATTGATCCTATGGTGACGCCAGTGGATGCGCCATACAAAAGAAGAAATGCGCGCACCGCTCGGTTTTCACCATCTTCATCAAGTAGTTCTCTCATGTCATTCCTTTAAAACCGGCTCTAGGCCGGTTTGGTTTTAGTTGGTGGGAAGTTTTAGGGATCGGATTCTATATCCGTAGTCATAGGGTCGGTCTTCATTGTGGCCGAACTCCTCACACTCCACCGCCGCGCGCTCTAGGATGGCGTTGAAGAATCTCTGCAAGCGATCATGGTGGATTGCATGCGCTGCCTCTGGGCCCGACTCTTCATTGAACAGCAGTCCTGCCACCCGCGCCATCTCCATCAGCTCACTCTTTGTTATGGTTGTCCTTTAGGTTGCGGATAAAAGTAGAAGGGCGCATGTTGTCCCATGTCCCATATCCTCCGCGCTTAGCTTCTTCATCCAGCTTTGCAGCAGCCCTCTCCAGCGTCTCTTGCTCGACTGGGCGGGCGAATCTATGCCATGGCGTAGCACCTTGCCCATCTTCTAGGGTTCGGAATCCAGCTTGATACGCCAACTCAATAACCTTCTCTCGCTCCATTATTCGGCTCCTATTTTATGAGTGCATTCTGCTGCGCGAAAACCAGCGATGAAACCTTCATGCCATGTTTTCTTGTGACCAAGATCATTCCAGTCGAAGTCATCCTCATTGTTTGCTTCAATCTGGACATCAACATCACTCAGCGGCTTCCTCTCCAGCACCTCGCGGAGCTTGGCGCGGATGTCATTTTTTGCAGAAACGACATCTTCCCATGTGTAGTAGTCGGGAAACCCTTCGGATGCTCTCGCAAATTCCTCAATTAGTCCCATCACCTCATCAATGATCTTCTCGCTCATGTCAGGCTCCTTTCTTGCGCAGAGACTCAACGCCGCCCGCGCCTATGGATTCCAGCTGGGAGGTGAGCTGAGCAAGTTGATTGCGTGCATCACGGTTGAGCGCGGCTTGCGTATCGTGCTGCTTGCTCATTTGGTCTGCGCGATTTGACTCACTGGCTGTGCGGAAGGACTGTTTGACAAGTTCCGCCTCTAGCCATGCATTGCGGATATGCAGGCGACGAAGTTCAGCTGCAATCTCTGCATCACCTTCGCAAGACATGTCGGATTCAATCCATTCCGCCAATCGCAGCGCCTCTGGTTGTTGTGTGGTGGTCATTGTTTCTTCCCTTCCAATTCATCAAGAATGCACATTGCTGAATACTTATCAGAGCTACTAGAAAATGAAGCCTTGCAGACATATCCGCGAAGTCTCATCAGTTCTGATTTGTCAATGAAAGCATCGAGCTTTTCACGAATTTCTCTCTTGTAGTCAAGAGCAGCAGAGAAACTACTGGCAGTTCGCAAATCATCAACCAAGTCCATGATTTCTTCAATCTTCTCTTCCATCATTTCTTCTCTCCTCTATAAAACCATTCCGGCTTCATAAGCCTAAGTTGCCACTCTCGCGCCTCTGGGACGTTTTCGCCCCAACGAGAGATGGCCTGTGTAGTGATCCCAAGAAGTTCGGCCAGAGCCGTGATGCTTCCTGCATAAGCGATAGCGGTTGCTTTAGTCATGTGTGCATTGTAAGTTTGCGCAATCAAAATTACGCAAATCCACAAATATTCATCAAGTATTGCTTGCCAGCTCCGTAACTTGCGTTACATTACATCCATCGACAACAAACAACCCAGGAGAGAGCAATGAACACTTGGCTAGGAAACCACAACCTGTCACTTCCCGGAAACAGCGCAACAGCCTGGATGACTCACGGACGCGAGCATGGCGTCCATAACAAATGGGTCGCGACAATCAGCATCTATGCTCCATCATTCGGAATCATGACAAGCAAATACATCGAAGGAGTTCAAGACGACTTCGGTAACTTCGTAGAGGTTCCGTATGTTTGACATCGATGCCCACCTAGCTCACGACAAAGCATGGGCTAAGGAAAAAGCAAAGCAAATGCAGAAAGAAGAATATGAGAATGACGACTGCCCGGCATGCGCAGGCACAGGAGAAGGAGCATACGATGGCAAGTCCTGCATGCACTGCGGAGGCTCTGGAATCGCAGCGCCTCAACTCGACTATGACGACTGAACCACTAACACCAGACCAAATACGTGGCCGACTCAGGCCCGTTGAAGAGCATCAATCGGAGGGGATATGAAGTTGAACTGTAAGCCGGGGGATAGGGCGGTTGTGATCAAAACTCTAACCGGAAAGCAAATAGGCAAGATTGTGGAATGCGTGCGCATTATAGGAAATGTCCATTTCGCACATGGATTGATGGCGCCGGCATGGGAGACAAACCCTCCACTAGTTGGAACCGATGGCATGAGAACTGTATGCCCTGATCCATGGTTATCCCCCATCCGCGACCAACCCGGAGAAGACGAGACATTGACATGGGCACCAGTGCCACATAAGGAGATGGTATGAAAACAGAACACAAGTACGCGCAAGTTTTGCGGTGGATTGCGGATGGTAAGGATGTGCAAGCTCGCCTACCTGGTAGCGAAGTATCCGGAGAATTTGAATCATTGATCGGAAATTTCAATGCATGGAATTATGCAGATGATTGGAAGCAATGCCTGCTCTCTGGAGACTTTGGCGGTCATGAATGGGAATTCCGCATCAAACCCAGAACCATCACGGTGAATGGGAGGGAGATTGTGGCGGGTGAGCGTGAGGCACTGCAGCCTGATGAATGTTACTGCGTCGCGGACCCTACTGCATGCGAATATTTTGTCAGCTACCGCTGGTCAGCGCACCCTCTCAACCTAGATCATTTGTCTCGCGGCCTAGTCCACCTAACCAAAGAAAACGCCATTGCACACGCTAAGGCGATGCTGGGGATTGATTGATATGGCATGCGACATCTGCAACGCGAAAGGTACAAGCCTTGTTGACCTAAGGGATTCATTCCAAACAGACCAGATCAAATCCATGTGTCCAGAATGCGAAAAAGTAGTTAACAAGAAATGCAGAGAGCTGAATACATGGGCGCATCGGATTTCAACAGCCTTGACCATTCGATTCATGGAAGAGCGAAAAGTAAAATTATTTAAGGAGAAAGAACAATGAACCGACAAATGCGCCGCCTAGCAGCCAAAGCCAAACCACCCCGCCGAGGCGCAGGCCACATAGAACTCCCTGTCACCCTGCGCCACGGCAGCGACGAAGAACTAGACCTGATGCTCATGCCTCAGTTGAGTGCCGACCACATGCGCGACGGTATCGCCACGGAGCCAGACTGGCACACCGTAGTGATGCGTTTGAACTGGGGTCGAGTGTTGAACTCTGAGAACTTCGAGAATGGGGGTGAAGTTATTGCCCAGGCGCAGGCCGTTATGGTTCTGGTTAAGGATTCTCTGAACCTGAATCCTGAGCAATACGACACCGTAACTAGTGCTCTAAATCTCTGCAACCAGATGCAGAAGTCATGCACGCGCCGAGAACTGAGGGAATCCCTGCGCAACATGCTTGGCGCAAACGACTGCCTCAACAAGAAACAACAAATTCAAGACAGGATGGACGGGCGATGACTGAAGACACAAAAGCACAAGCGATGCTCATGTATCGCAGAGGATGGAGTTGCGCCGGTATCTCTAGGGAGCTGAAAGAAGATCCTGTAGAAGTACGCAGCTACATTGGCAGCATGACAGTGGGAATTGGCAAGAAATCGCGCAGGCCTATCAAGAATCAAAAGATCGTGGTGCCTTTTGAGGTTCCAGACTATGCTCCTATTTGCAATGCGACTGCGACTGAAACATACAAGCCAACTGAGTTGAACTATAGGGGAAAGAAATGAGCAATGAAAATAAAGTGGTGCTGCCTGAGCCTGATGCATGGCTTGCTGTCTACGAGGACCGCGAGGGGAATAGTAAGTTCTACACATCGACTCACAAAGAACTTGCTGAAGAAAACGACACGAACGGAAAGCCGCAACCTCTCTACACAGAGCAGCAAGTGCGCACCATGCTTGCAGCAGCACCAGCGCCTGCAGCCGTGGAAGTGCCTGATGGCTGGCGTGAGCAATTTGCATCCGATGTTTACGCAGATTTGGCAGCAGCAGACAACCAAGACATACCGCTAGAGGACTACCCGGCACGAATTCTCAAGGTGCTGGATTCCATCGTCGGACCACGCCACCCGGTGGTTATCAAGTGGCGCAACGATGCCATCCAGAACTGCATTGCGATTGCCTACAAATACTGCCGCGATCCAGAGAGCTACAAGTATTTGAGGCAAGACCTGGAGGCCCTGCTTGCCGCCACCCCACCAGCGCAGGTGACCTACTCCCTTGACGCTGACCCTGCCGGTATTCGCGCAATGGTCGCGGATGCAATCACCGGGGCGCTTGCGCTTGGCGCGCAGAACAGCAGCCCGCCACCAAATTCCCATTGGCTGGCTCCATTCTGGAAGGCGGCGCGCGCTGAGCGTGAGTTGCAGGCCCAGGCGCAGGACGTGCAGCTGGATTCCGCGCGCGTTTCGCTTCCCATACATTGGATGAAAGAACTGGTGGCACTTTGTGGACCTGAAGACCATGAATTGCGCGATCGCGTTCTCAAGTCTCTGGAGCGCCTGCCTCTTGCACATGCTGGGCAACTGGATGAACTCAATAAGGGCGAAGTCCTGGTGGTTGTCACGGGTTACACGGGAACAGGCAAAAGCGCTGTGGCCGGTGAAATCGAAATCATGTGCCGCGCTCTGGGCCTAGAAGTGGAGTGGCCGGGAGGCGACAGCGAGAAGAACATGACCCACGCTGACTGGACGTCCGCGCTGGAGCAGTACCGCCCCCGCGTGCGGATCGTGGAGCGCAACGTGCCCGGCCCTATCGCAGCCAGCGCAGCACAGGGGGTGAACCATGGCTGATAAATGCAGGCGCGCAAAAGGCGCGACCCTGGAGCTGTGCGATTCCGCTGCCCACGCGGTGCAGCATGAAATGGTCAAGCTCCAGCATATGCGGGAGCTGGATAAAGGCAAGCTGCGCGAACGGCTCGCAATCGTGAAGGGCAAGACCTCCGCACCACTGTTCTATTGCCCATGGTGCCGCGCCGACATCGACACACGCCCGAGCGAGCGGGCCGCACAGAGCGCAGCAGCGCATAAGGGGGAGTGATGGCTCATGACGAATATCTGAGGCGAAACCTCGTAGTAGCGAAGGCTGGAGGCATAGTCGCAAACTCTGAATCCGCCATTGAGCGACTGAGCGCAATGAAGCGGCAACCAAAGTGGCTGCTCGAAGTGCTGCGCGGCATCCATGATCGGGCAGCACCGCTGCCTGCTGAACTTGCGGCATGGCGAAATTCCGCAGCCGACGCACCAGAGTATTCCGCACAGCGCGCCCAGGCGCAGAAGGAGCAGAGCAATGGCTGAGAAGGCAGATCGCGCAAAGATCCTTGAAGTCTTGAGCGACGAATATCGTGGAAGCGGTGAAATGACATACGTGATTGCCAACATCATTGGCTTTCGCGGGAATGCGGCGCCAGTGCGGCGTGAGCTGGAAAAGATGATGCGCGAAGGATTGGTAGAGCACGCACCGGACAACATCTATGCGCGGCAGATCAAGTGGCGCTTGAAACGCGCCCAGGCGCAGAAAGGCCAAGCATGATCCCACTCCCCTTCCAAGCCTACGTGTACGGCTACCTGTGGTGGTATGCCCTATGGCAAACCCCTAAATAAATCTTCAAAACTAACGCACAATCGCAAGAAAGTGCGTTATAGTTTAGGCATCGAAACAAGGAGAGAGTAATTGAAAACATACCACCAACTATTAGCCGAGCGCGCCGAACTGGACGCTCAGATCAAAAAGGCCATCAAGGCCGAAAAAAAGGATGCAGTCATTGCAGCCAAGAAGATCATCGATGATTTCAAGCTGACATCTAAAGAGGTATTTGCCAAGAAGAAGGCAAAAGCAAAGTATCGCAATCCAGAAACAGGCGCTGAATGGTCTGGCAGAGGCATTGCGCCCGTTTGGATTCGTGGATTGGATCGTGAGCAGTTTTTGATTGAGGAGTGATGATTATGAGAGAAATAGTATTAAAGGCAATTGATTGCGAACGACTTGGATTCACGGTTGCATTCGTAAATGGTCACAAGGAAAAAGAAGCGAAAGCAAATGCACACCTAATCAATGCAAGTAAAGATTTGCTGGAAGCTATGATAGATGCAGAAAAAAAGATTGTCGCGATGTTCGATGCAATCTCTAAAGGTAGCGGAGAGGATTTTGCCAAGAATGATCCTGATGTTTTGAAAATTCGAAAAGCCATTGCAAAAGCAACAGGAGCTTAAATGCTAGACACACCCATAACAGAACGCCAGTTCACAGCCTTGATGAAGGTTTGCGGCATCAGTCCTGGCACTGATACCCACAAATCCATGAAGAAGGTTTTCGTTGAAGGAAAGACCAATCGCGAAACCTCGGCAGAGGTTGGATTGGCTTACAACACCATCGCAGCGGCTAAGGCCAAGGTCATCAACCGACACGCGACCATTGACGCGCGCATTGCGCTTTTGCAGGAGGCTAGGGGATGATTTCTCGCAACCCAAACGGAATGACGCCGCGCACCATGAACGACTGCACTTTTCAGAGCTGGGCCGATCCATTTGAGCGGCCGACAAACAAACCTAGTCTCTACTGGCGATTTATCAACTGGTTGACAAAATGAACATCGTTGAAATCGGCAGTCTAGTTCTCATCGCTGCTATGGCAATGTTTTTCTACAAGGTATCCAAGTGAATATTGAACGGATACTTGAGATTACTAGGGTTTATTGGGGACTTTAAGGAGAGAAAAATGATACGAGTCTGCGTAATTTCTGACGGATGTACAGCAATGACCGTTCCAGCAGAAGACTGGAAAAGCCATATTGGAGAGATCCAAGACCTGCCGCCGATGCACCACGAGGACGAACAGGCCTACACCCTGACGTTTAAGAACATACCGCGCGCCGAGTTTGAAAATCTCCGCGAGTTCGATGGGTTCTAGGAGTTACTTTCATGAAATTCATGGAACCACGTAGCAATTTCGAATCTCTGTCGGATACCGTAGCAGTAATGATGCCCCATGGCACAGAAGCCAAAGTCTGCGCACTCATCTCTCAGCGTCAGGCTCTTGGCGTGAAAAAGTACGGAATGACCGTTGCCGATAATCCACTGAGCCACAAGCAATGGTTGCAGCACGCGCTAGAAGAAGCGTTGGACATGGCTATTTATTTGCAGAGGGCTATTGAGGAGCTTGAGAAATGACCCGCCAAACCGGAGCTACCACAAAACAAATGCAGTCCGCACCAAAAGGAGCGATCTATCTTTGGTGCAATGACAGTATCCAATATCCAAAAGACTTGGCCGCACGATTAGATAGAAGCGACCTGAGGATAGTTAAGCGCTCATGGTTAGAAACCTCTTATGGCATCCGTGGCGATCTAGTTGTAGACCACGCATTCAACGCCGTTCGTCCGCCAACAGAGCGGGAAAAGACAACTATCCAATCAATCAACAGGAAAGACAAATGACCACCAACTTCCACCGAACAGCAGAATGGCTGCACGCTTGCGGTAAAGAGCGCGGCAATGCACAGCATCTATCCGTACAGATGGGTTGCGATGCCGAAGAGATTGCGGAATGGTTTGATTGCGTTCGCGTGTCTAGCGACGATTGGGATGAGGTTCGAGCACGTATCGTTCGCGACCTGAATTCACTTGGAAATGCCCTCAAATCAGGCAAGATCGTAGGTCACATCCCAACCCAATTGCGCATTAAGGCTTTGGATGCTCTCTGTGATCGTGATGTTACCGGAAACGGCGTAGCCTACCTAGCCAACATGGACAAGGAATCAGCCGACATTTCCGTGTTGGACTCCAACGACTCCAAGCTCAATGCAGACGGCACTGCTGTGATTCTTGATGGTGGCAAGATCGGCAAAGCGCCTGGATACAGGCCACCAGACCTCAAGCCATTCGTGTGACAGCAAACCCGCCTAGTGCGGGTTTCTCCTTATAAATCTCTTGCAATTTTGCGTTGATGTGCGGTATAGTTGAGGCATCAGCAAACGAAACAGGAGAGAAGAGATGAGCAACGATCAAATCACACGAGTGAAGCAAGCAATCGCAGAATGTGACGCCTTCATCACGAAGGAATCTCAGCGCCCTGCGGATACGCGACCCGCCGACATGCAGAAACACTTGGATTTCTGCATCGCTCACAAGTCTCGCCTGCTGAAAATGATTGGCGAATGATATGAACATCACACCAAAAGAACGAATGATGAATAACATCAAGACATGCCTAACTCAAGGGAATGCGGTTGATCTGAGCGATGTGGAGATTGAGAGATGCATGGAGAATCGCTGTGGTGTCGGGCCGCTTACCCACTATGCGAAAGAATTTCGTGATTCCGGAGAGCTAGTTTTTTCTGATATTTGATTGACAAACCCACGGGGCCACCCAAACAAGGAGAGAGTGATGAAAGAAATAAGTTCAAAGGATGCGGTTTTCACAGTCCACATTGAAGGGCGTGAGGCTGTCGAATTGGAAGGAGTAGAGATTGTGGGCTTTGCAGAATCTCATCCTGATAAGATTCTTGTTGACAGAGCATTTATGCAAATGGCCTACAAGGTCAACGATCTACTTAAACAACGCGCCGAGCTGCTGGAGGCGTTGAAGTACATCAACCGTTTCATTGAACCGACCGCAGTAGATGCGGAATCAATGAAAAAGCATGCGGCCAAAGCAATCGCAAAGGCCGAACAATGACAACCGCCCAATGCCCCGAAGAAGACGACCCAATCGAAACGGATTGGGCTGATCTGGAAGCAGCTTTAGAAGCTGGTGTTGTTCAATCGAGGTTGTGAAATGCAAATCCTAGCCTGGGTATTCTTCATGTTTGGTGGCGTTAACCCAGAAGCCGCTATTTACATCATGAACACAGAAGCAGAGTGCAGAGCTATGGCTGCTCAAGTAGGCGGCCAAAGCAAGTGCATGAAGACTTTGATTTTGACGGAGAAGCAAAAATGAAGACGCTACAAGAAGTGCATGATATGTTGGTTTTGACGGGGTATAAGGAGGAGGCAGATGTCGTAAAACATGCAATGCAGAAAGCAAAACGATATGACTACCTGACTTTACAGCACGGCGACTACTGCATTACCGACTCCATGGAAAACACATCTGGAGTTTACAAAGCAGGTGCGGCAGATTCTGTTATTGATGAAGCCATGGAGTCATAATCATGATGACCAAACCCGAATGGCTAACCGCCATAGCACTAGCAGCAGTTTTGGGCGCTATGTTTGCTTATGGATGGTATTTATAATATTTAGCATGCATGTATTTTTAATAAATGCCATGCATGCTAATTATTTTATAAGTTGGCAACCAATTTAGCTTACACCATCTGCGTAAGTTGGAACAACAATTAATCGGCCAGATCCAGACAATGATCCTGCAGATTTTGAAAATGTAAATGTTGAGCCACTAACAGATACACTTAAGTTCCCCAGCCCTGGAGATGATGTAACACCACCGGTCTGTATCCATTCTCCAGTACCATTTCCAAACCATGCTATTCCGCTCATATACAGCCTCCCCTCAGATGATGGGTTTCTTGCATTTGCATAAATAACCGTAAATGCTGCGGCCCGATTGAAGGTCAAGGCAAAAGATACGCTTGCGGATGCATTTTCTGCAACTGATACCGTTTTGTCGCGTATATTTCTGCTTGCATCTAAATAATTGAGTCCTAGCTGACTAAAGCCTGAGCATCCGTCCAATGACTCAAAATCTATGGCCAAAAAGCTTGTAGAACCAGCATTAGGATCGAGAAACGATGCAGGTATTGTGGTGCCATTGCCAAATCGGCAGTTTCTTGCAGAAACCAAAGCTTTTACATTGGTAGCTGCTCCACGAGCTATTTCAAAGAATGCACGCGTCAATTCT